AGCTGATATTCGGCCGGCTCGAGATACACGTTCTCTTCGCGGTGGGTGCGGGGTAGGCGCACGTATTCGCAGGGATTGGATTTGATGTGCCCGCGCTCCACCGCCGCGTTGAGGGCGCCGGCCAGATAGCCGTGCTTGTTGGCCACGGTCTTGCCCGACGGGACGGCCCCGTTGTTGTTGCGGAGCCCCTGCATCCACAGTTTCACGTCGTCCGGTGTCAAAGCGGTGAGCGGAATGTCGACCAGTTCCGGGAAGTCCTTCTCGGCGTAGCGGCGGTAGTTGTTGAGGGTTTCGGCCGTGATCCCGGTCAGGTGATCGTTGTGGTGTTTGAGCCACTGGCCGACAGTCAGTCCACGGTCCTGGGCCACAACAATCTTGGTGATTTCCAACGCTTTAAGGGCGCCGACCTTCTTGACGAGAGCATCGAATTGAAGTGCTTCGGCGTGGTCGTCGAAGCTGACAGACGTTTCTCGACGGTCAATACGGAAGCGAACCTGGCTGTAGCTACTGCCATCGTCGCGCGTGCGGATGCGGACGCTCATAGCGCAATCCTAGCCACAATGTGGACCAGGTGTGTGGACGGGAGAAACCTTGTTTCTATTTCCGCAGGTCAAACTATGTAAATATGGTGGAGCTAAGGGGATTCGAACCTGACGGAAATCGTCCAAAAACATATGCTGAACTGCGGTTAACCGTTTAACACTGTCCGATTCGTTACGACTCATTACCTGCGGAAACGTATTCGCATGTGGACCAGGTCCACACCCCTAGATACGACAAAAGACCCCACCCGAAGGTGGGATCTGTACGTACAACGTGCGTCAGTTAGTGGAGCCGGTGCGATTCGAACGCACGTCCATGCCGGTTCCGGCGAGCGGATTTCGACGGCATGTAGAACCCATCACGGCCCCTAGTCGTACCGCTTCCGGTACAAGTACCCATTGGTACAAGTACCCAGCGGTACAAGTTCAATCGGTATCTACGTCTGCGTCCTCCCGTAGCTCAGATGCGGCCCGCAAGAGACCGTCGGTGATCCAGTCGGGTTGGTCGGCCGGCGCCCACACCCATGCGGTGGATTCGATGGCCCCGTCGCTGTTGAGTTTCTCGAGGCCGAGGGCCAGGACGAACTGGCTGAGTTGCCAGCCGTCGTTGTCGTGGTTGAGGAGCTGCTGGATGGCTTCGCGTAGTCGTTCCACAGGGCTGCTCATTTCACCTGCCCCCTAGACAGACCTGACGATGCTGAGGCGTTCGGGTTCGATGCTGATGCGGGAATGGCCGCCGCAGGAGGTGCAGCGGCGCATCGCGTAGGTCAACACGTTGGCCACGTATCTCTTGGGGATGGGTTTGGTGTCGTGGCCGCAGCGGTGGCAGGTCGTCATGGAATCTTTGCCATCGACGAACAGGGCTGGGTGGTTGTTGATGTAGGGGCGTAGGAAGTCGTAGAGCCCCTGGGTGGCGATCACGTCGCCCGAGCAGTAGGCGGTGAGGCGTTCGCGGTCGTCGATGGACTTGTTGACGGCCCGTTCCATAGCTTCCCGGTCATACCGGTCAGTCTTCGCCTGGATGCCCGCGATCTGGCAGAACGCATCTAAGGACTTGAACGGCGCCCCGGATTTGAATTGTTTCCGCAGGACTTTCAGGGTGTCGACGGTTTTGAACGGTGGCAGGGGTGGCAGGCCGCCCTCAATGAAGAGATCCCCGGCCAGCCAAGGTACGTCGGCTGCGTCCAAATTATGGCCAACAATGATGTCGGCTTCGGACATCAGCCGGTGAACGTTCTTGAGAAACCGTTTGCGGCCCCCAGCGTCCCACTCAGCCAACTCGATAAGCTCGTCGCTGTCGTACCACTTGGCGCAGCAGATCGTGGTTCTAGGGCTTCTCTCCACTGTCTCGTAGTGGATGTAGCGGTTCTTCAGGTCGCCGCGATCCCACCAATACTGCTTGGTGATCCCGGGCAGCCGCTCCACATCCAAAATCAAAATCTTGTTTCGTACGCCGTCCCGCATCTCGTGCAGACGGCCGGCCAAACTCATAACGGCTTGTGGTGACGTACGTGATGCCTAAACCCGGTGATGGAAATGTCCAGGCCATCAACACAGCAGGCTTCCCACAGCTGTGTGAGGGACCACCCGGCTTTGATCCACTGATCGAGGGCGCGGCGGTCGTCGGGCTTTAACGTGGTCAAAAAAATGCAGGTGATGCAGCCCTTGTTGGTGCGTGTTTTTTTGATATCTGCGAGTCGATCAGCGAGAGACACACTGTCCTCCTACGAGGTTTTTTTGAATCTTTCGAAGCGATCATCTAGGTCGATTCGGTCCTTGCGCTCCTGCCGCAATTCCTGTCGGATATCGGAGATGTCGGTTTTGACACCGCGAATGTCAAGATGAATTTCATCGAGTGTGGATTTCATGCCGTCTAGGTCTGCCCGCATCGGGGTGGTGTGACCGTTGACGACTTGGTCAGTGACTTTTTTGATGGACTTATGGTTTCGTGCTGCGAACCAGGATGGGATAGCGACCATTGCGGTGGCTGCGAGGATGGTGAACACGTCCATCCAATTGTCCGGGTTCGGGATGGGGTTCACCGGGCTTCGCCTTCGTATCCGGCCTGGAGTTGTTCGGTGACCGGGGCGGCCTTGATGACCGTGACGGTCGCGGCGGCGGCGGTGTTGCGGTCTAGCGCCATCAGGACGCTCACGGCAGCGGCTGAAGTTGCCAACGCTAACGTGTTCTTCAAATCGACGGTGAACAAATTAGTTTGACCGACGCCGATAGCGGCGATGGCGGTCTGCGCCCAGGTGCGGATAGCACGGACAAGGACGCCGCTTTCGCCGAGCCAGAAGTGTTTCGTGAGCATGGTTCTCCTATGCGGCGAGGTAGTCGATGGCGGGCTGGGTTTGGTAGTTGACGTGCGGGCCGGTGCCGCCGAGGAAGAACAGGCCGGCGTCCATGACGGCTTTGAACATGCCGATCAGTTCGGCGGGCTTCCCAGTTCCAAGTTCAAGCACCTGCGCCAAAAGATTGTCTGGGCCTTGAAGCATCCTGGCGCCCATAATGATCTTGTAGATAGCGGTCTTGTTCTCGCCCGATTCGCCTTCAACGTCGGTGTAGAGGTCGGATTTATGCGCGTAATCGCGATGCCAGGATGGCGTGTCTTTCATGAGCTGGTCGGCGATGCCGTGAGAGGTCATCGGTGCCGGCGGCGCTCCCGGGTCGGCCCAGACCCTCCCGGCCTCGCGCATCGGGTTGCCGAAGGTCACTGATTTCAGCATGAAGCTCTTGGCCCAGCGGAGCTTGCCGTTGTCGGGGACCACGTCTTGCATCCAGGTCTCGCAAGTGACAATTGCGCCCTGGCTGTAGCCGATCATTGCTGCGCCGTGTTTGGTGATGCGGTCGCGGTGGATCTCGAACTGGCGGGCCAGCTCGGCGCGGCCTTCCTGCACCGACTTGTTCATGGGGAACGGGGCGGCTGGGTAGCCGATGGGCTGCCACTTGTACTTCCATTCCAGTGCCCGGGCGCAGTCAGCGTCGGGCCCAATCCAGAATGGGACCCCTGTTCCACATACCGTTAGCAGCAGCGGGCGGGTGTCGGCCGGCGGCGGCTTCGCCAGATAGCCGCTGGCGATCTTCGTGGCGTAGTCAATGATCCCCGAGGGCTTACGGAGCTTCCCTTGGGCCGTGTAGGCGGTCTGCATCTGATAAACAGCGGTGAACATGGCGTCATCAAAGGCAGGGGTGTCGGCAAGGGTTTTAGCGTAGGAGAACTTCGCCCGCATGAACGCCTTGTACTTGCGGATCTCATCGCTGGAGTCGCCGAGACCCCAGCCCACCCATGCGCCCGCAATTTTCACTTTGCACTCCTGATTGCGACGAGCTGCTGCCAAATGTCCTCAAGGAGTTCGCGGTCGGTGAGATCGCGGGGCAGCTGCTTGGTCTTGGGTTGGGCTTTCGTGAACTCGCCGCGCTGAGCCTTCTTGACTTCGCGGCGAAACCACGCCATATCAAGGTTGCCGGGATCCCACTTGCCTTGGGCTGCGCCTGCGTATTCCTTGTGGGCGATCACCCTGTCCTGGGCGAACCCAAGCCGGTTAAGGATCGCCGCGCAGGTGTCGCGCATCGCAATGATTTGGGCGTCGGGCCACCGCTCGCGGGTTTGGGTGGCCGGGGTAATCGAGATGTCACGCGGCCAGGCGCACTCAATGCCGATCAACACTTGATTGCCGCCGTTGGTGGGGATGCCCGGATATGAACCGGCCCCGGCGTGCCAGCACACCCCAGCGGCCACGACGGTGACGGTGCCGTCCTGGGCGATGTGCAGATTGGAGAGTGGGCCTTCCAAGTCGGGGCGTCCGTTGCGGATACTCATCGCGTCGGCGCGGGCGTTCCCGGTGTGGTGAATCATGACGCCCCAGATGGGGCCGAAGTCGCCGTGCCCGTAGTTCTGCCAATCGGGGAGGGCTTCCAGCTTGGAGCCCAACGCGGGGCGCAGTACGTCCTCAAGCCAGACGGGATCTCCGGTCCATCCCATCGCGGTCTCCTTGGGTACTTGGGTACTTGGGTACTTGGGTAGTGGTATCGGTGCGGCCTGCCGGGTGTGGACGTGATCGCGGTGCCCGGAGTAGTCGGCGTTGT